CGGACAACTAGTAGATGTATTATTTTCTGCTAATAAGTTTCCCATCTCTGTTGAAGAAACCAAAGTACCAGAAGGTGTGGCACAATTTGCACACCTCAATCCTCTCAAAGAGCAAATGGGAGACAATCTTCAACAGTCAGCCCCGACTATAGAAGGTAATTTAAATTATCAACCCGGTACTTCCCCTCAACCGGAAATGTCTCCAATTGGTTTTGAAGGAGATGGGAAAACTATAGAACCGGGTGCAACATTTGATACTATACAACCAACAGGTTTAGAAGAAGGACCAGCTCCTCTTCCAGATATGCCGCAAATAAAACCGGCAACTGAAATAGCAAGACGCATGGAAAAACTAATCCATGACGAAATAGATGAGTCAAATGGTTCACAAGAATTAAGAAGTGCTTTATTTGAGTCTGTACTTTTAGGAACAGGTATTATTAAAGGTCCTTTTACTTTTAATAAAACTTTACACAAATATGATATTGGTGATGATGGTTCAAGAGTATACAATCCAGAAGAAGCTAAAGTACCAAGAATAGAATTTGTAAGTGCATGGGATTTTTATCCAGACCCAAATGCAAAAAATATTGAAGAGTGTGAATATGTTATACATAGACACAAACTAAATAGAAATCAATTAAGAGATTTATTAAACAGACCTTTCTTTGATAAAGATGAGGTCTTAGCTACATTAGAAGATGGTCCTAACTATCGTAATAGAAGTTATGAAACTCAAATACGACAAGAAGATGACTATACTCAAAACGAATACGACAGATACGAAGTATTAGAATACTGGGGTATTGTAGATAGAAAAACCCTAGAAGATTCACAACTAGAAATTCCAGTAGAGATGGATGATGAAAGTGAATTTCAAATTAATGCTTGGGTAACTGAGAACAGAGTTTTACGAATGGTTCTTAATCCGTTTAAACCATATCGTATACCATATAACGCATTTCCTTACGAAAAGAATCCGTATAGTTTTTTTGGTATTGGTGTACCAGAAAATATGAATGATGCACAACAAATTATGAATGGTCATGCAAGAATGGCTATTGATAACTTAGCATTATCGGGTTCACTTGTTTTTGATGTTGATGAGTCAGCATTAGTAGCAGGTCAAAACATGGATGTATATCCGGGTAAAATATTCAGAAGACAAGCTGGTATGCCGGGTCAAGCAATTCATGGATTAAAGTTTCCAAACACATCAACAGAAAATATGATGATGTTTGATAAGTTTAGACAGTTGGCAGATGAGTCAACAGGTATACCATCATACTCACATGGTCAAACAGGTGTTCAAAGTATGACTAGAACAGCTTCTGGTATGTCAATGTTACTTAGTGCTGCTAATCTAAATATTAAAACAGTTGTCAAAAACTTAGATGACTTTTTATTAAAACCATTGGGCGAAGCATACTTTCAATGGAATATGCAATTCTATGAAGGTGACTTAGAAGTACAAGGTGATTTAGAAGTAATAGCAACTGGAACTTCTTCTTTAATGCAAAAAGAAGTTAGGTCACAAAGACTTACAATGTTCTTACAAAGTGTACAAAATCCTGCGATAGCACCTTTTGTAAAAATACCAGAACTAATAAAAGAACTGGCATACACTTTAGACCTTGACCCAGATGCAGTTATTAATGACCCTAACGAAGCTGAAATATACGCAAAAATAATAGGATTACAAAATGCTAGACAACAACCAAATCCAGCAGCTCCAACTGGTAGTGAGCAGCCCCCAATGGCATCATCTGAAGGATTACCTCCAGAAGCTCCAAGACCAGACAACTCGGGAGTTGGCGATGGCACAATCGGAACAGGCGGTGTACCGATGCCAGGGGAAATGGAATTTACTGGACCAGCTACTTAATTTACCTGCAACAGTAAAGTCATACAAAACTAATTGACTTCTATTACAGAAGAACTTTTATCTTGGTCAGAAAATTTTTTAGAAAAGCCAAGTAAAGATTTAGGGGGATGGACAGTTTGTCCTTATGCTAAAGCGGCTAGATTAAAAAATCAAGTCAAGATAATAGAGTTAAAAGATAGTAACGAATTTTTATATACTGTTTCTAAAGAAGCAAGAACAATAAAAAAACAAAATAAAAAATTAATTATTGTAGCTTGTGATGATTTAAGTATAATAGCAGATGAACTTGCTTGTTATATTGAAGCTTTAAATTATGCTTTTGTATATCACGATGTATATCTTATGCCTTTTCATCCAGAAGATAACGATGATGAGGTAGAATTTTTACAAGAAGAAAGTATAGTTAAACAAGCTGATAAACCTTTTTATATGGTCCTTATTCAGCCATATAATGAACTAGAAGAAGCTTCGAAACTTCTTCATAAGAAAGGGTATTATGATGAATGGGATAAGGACTATTATCGTGATACTGTAATTAAACGACAAACCTATAGGAGAGTATACAATGATGGGAAAAAAGAAAACAGTAAAAAAGAATAAAATGTCAATGATGCGTGGTGGTGGAATGACTAAAAAGAAAAGAGTCAAGAAAGCTATGGGCGGTGCTATGAAAAAGAAAAATGGCATGGGCATGATGCGTGGCGGAATGGCTAAAAAGAAAAGCAAGTAGTGGCAACTGAAAAATTAAAAAATCAAATGGATTCATTTCTGATACCAAGTTCAGAGATGAATCCTACTATGGGATTATATGATGTAGCTACACCTCAAAGTGCTAGAGAGGGAACACCTAAAAGATTATTTGACCCTATGAGAGCAAGATATAAAGATGGTGATGTAGTTACAGAAGATACAAAAGAATATAATAAAGCATTATCTGTATATAGAAAAATGAAACAGAACAATGCTGATGATGAAACAATTGCAACTTATATTGGTATGCCAATGTTAAATCGAATTAAAATGAATACAGAAAATGTTACACAAGCTGCAACAGGTGGTCTAATGGGTGGAGACCCAAGACTAGGAAGAGTGCAAGAAGATATAGGATATAGAGCATATCAAGAAGGTGGCGAAGTAACTGACGAACCAATGCAAGTAGAAGAATTAAAACCCGATGTGTCAATGCAAATGGAATCAGCGATGACTCCGGGTGATGATGTTGAAACAGATGCAACAATAGATACTTCTGTTTTAACTTCTGATGAAGAACAAGTTTTAGAACAAGCTTTAGAAGAATACCCAATGTTAATGGATATTATTTCTAAAATGACTATGAAAGAATTTACCGGTTCTGGAGAAGTAGATGGACCGGGAACAGGAACTTCAGATTCAATTCCAGCTATGTTATCAGATGGAGAGTTTGTCTTTACAGCTAAATCTGTAAAACAAATAGGTGTAGACAAACTTAGAAAACAAATGAAACAAGCAGAAGAAGAATATGATAGAGCCATGAATGTACAAGAAGCTAATCAAACAACTACAGCTTCCGAACCTATGATGGCAAGAGGTGGATTAATGTCCACTTCAAGAATATAGAGCTACCCGGGTTATCACCTAGGCACTCTATATCGGCTACTTTTACATACTGTAAAACCCCAATTAACTAAAAGAAAGGTGATAAAAAATGGTTGAAGGTAATGAGAACACTTTATTAAACAAAGCTACTTCTCAGAAAAGCGAAAGCGAAGAAGCAAATCCTTATAATATGAAAAAAGATTATATTGATTATGACCAACAAAAACAAAATGCATCTACAACTTTTCAAGATGCAAACACAATAGCTGTTAAGAAAGACCCTCCAAAAGTTGTTGTTGATTCTATGCAATCACAAGAACCACAGGAAGACACTCCAGAAGAACAAGCTGACCAACCTTACAAAAAGGTAGATTACAAGAAAAGATACGATGACCTTAAAAGACATTATGATACTCGTGTTAATTCTTTTAAGCAAAGAGAAGAAGAACTTTTAGCTGAAGCTAGGTCAAATAGACCTAAATACAAAGCTCCTAAAAGTGCTGAAGAACTTGATGCATTTAAGAAAGAATATCCAGATGTTTATAATGTTGTTGAATCTGTTGCTCACATTCGAACTTCAAAAGAGTTAGAAGATGTTAAGGCGGAGGTTAGCTCCTTAAAAAAGCTAAACCAACAAGCTAACAAAGAAAGAGCAGAAGCTAAACTAGCAAGAATACATCCAGACTTTGAAACAATTCGTGAGTCTGATGAATTTCATAGTTGGGCTGGTAGTCAACCCGAAGAAATAAAAGGTTGGGTATATGGTAATAACTCTAATGCAGAGTTGGCTTCAAGAGCAATTGACCTTTTCAAACAAGATACCGGCAAGTCTAAATCTAAAGAAACATCTGGTGATGTTGTACCTGCTTCTGAAATGATACAAATTAAGAACAGTAAAGACATCGGCTATGGCTCTAAGAAAATTTGGACTCGTTCTCAAATAGCGGCTATGTCTCAGACAGAGTTTGATAAGAATGAAAATTCTATAACCGAAGCTATGCGAGAAGGTCGTATTATAAATGATATGGGCAATCGTAAGTATGGCGGTTCTGGTAACCCAACTTATTAAACAATTAAACAGATATAGTCATCACATTAACTTTTAATTAATAAGGGAGAATACAATGGCTGTATTTCAAAATGCTTCCGGTGGTGCTAACAATAACTTTAATGCAGGTACTTCCGGTCAAACTAATGAGTTCTTCGTACCAGAAATTTTCTCGAAAAAGATTCAAAACTTTTTCAGAAAGTCTTCTGTAATCGAAGCAATAACTAACACAGACTATGCGGGTGAAATCGCAGCTTTTGGTGATACTGTAAACATCATCAAAGAGCCAACAATCACAGTAGCAGCTTACACAAGAGCAGCTTCTACTGCTAAACAATTCCTAAGTGACCAAGAGTTAACACTTGTCATTGACAAAGCTAACTCATTCAAGTTCATTGTAGATGATATCGAAGAGAAATTATCTCACATTAACTTTGCGTCAGTAGGTGCGTCTAGTGCAGCATACACACTAAAAGATACAATGGACTCAGAAGTCCTATCTGCTATGTTTAGTGGAGTATCAACTTCTACTCCAGACCATCAATTAGGTGGTGATGGTACAGGTTCAGCAATAGCTAACTTTACTTCTGGAGACCCAATTGATATGGGTAATGGCAGTTCAGAACTTAGTCCTTTAAAAATCATGGCTAGAATGGCTAGACTTTTAGATGATTCACAAGTTCCAGAAGAGGGCAGATGGTTTGTCGCAAAACCAGAGTTCTACGAAGAACTAGCTGATACTGATTCAAAACTAATGTCATCTGACTTTAACCAAGGTGACGGAGGTGTAAGAAACGGACTAGTAGCATCTGGACAAATCAGAGGATTTTCTATGTATAAATCTTCAAATATTCCAGCAACTTCAAACGCAACTGGTCAATGTTTAGGTGGACACATTTCATCTACAGCAACTGCACAATCAATTCTTAATATTGAAACTCTAAGAGATACCGATACTTTCGGTGACATCGTAAGAGGTCTTCATGTATATGGAAGACAAGTATTAAGAGACGATGCACTTGTAAAAGCAATCTACACAATTGACTAATATACAATTACACAAGGGGCGATTAAATTCGCCCTTTGTTTTATAAAATATAAAAAAGGATTTACAATGGCACACAGTTTTAAAAACGGAATACAATACGCTGATGTTATAACAAGACATCAACCTCATGTATTAAAAGGGGATAGAGTTGCTTCAACACATCATGGTAAAGATTTACATCCTAGAAAATACGGGGTAGAAGATTTAAGAAGAGAATGTGATAAAGGTGACATGGGAACAAATGGCAGAGAAAAACTTTATCCAGAAGATTTAAAGTTTCCAAAAGTATAATTAAGGAGAGTTAATGGCTGCTCCGTTTAGAACATTCTTAGATTTATGTAATACTCTTATTAGAGAAATTAATGAAGTTGAATTAACTT